TCAGACTTACCAAAAATCCAAATGTGATTAATGATTCAACGAAGAGTCGGATCTTTATAGACGGTCCTTCTGGTAATATGGGGATTGGTACAGATGTACCCAGACACAAGTTAGAAGTTAACGGTAATGTTGTAATCGGTAATGAACTCTATTTTGGTGGTCTCGTTTCCGATGAATTTAGTAATACTTTTATCAAGGAACGACTGGTTAGTACAGATATATCAGAACTGTTAATTTTTAAAGGTAACGAAGGTCCCGGTGGTCAAGGACCTGATCAACTACGATTTGTTGGATCGCAACAAGTATTCCAGACATATAGTGAACCCCAATTGAATGATGTAGCTAAGTCTGCTATGGAAGCGGGTACTTCAAATTTACTTAAACCAACTATGTTCTTATCTGCGCAGGGTAAGGTTTTAATAGGAACAACCGACGAAACTAAAATTCAACAGACCGCAACAACCCAATTGTTTGTAAACGGTGGTATTGAATTCGCAGGTGGTCAAAAAGTCAATTTCGGTAATCTGGATATCTTCGCTTTAAGTGATGGTGCTCGTTTTGAGACCACGGGGGCCGTTGATATGAGATTTCAAAATAAAGCAACCGCTGGTACGTCTGAACTAAACGCGACTGAAGCTATACGAATTAAGAATACGGGACTCGTGGGGATAGGCACCAACGCCCCAGACACAAATGTGCACATCTATTCAGGTGTCACAACAGACATAGACGTTCTTAAATTACAAAGTCCTGGAACCAATAACAAAATAGGTGTCAGTTTGAATACAAATGATAACTATGGAGGGTATGTGAGAGGTTTCAGTAACACACAACACTCGGTACACGGGACTGTCTTAGGTGCAGTCAAAAATAGCGTTGAAGTTGATGGTATTCATATAATTGATTCGAGTAATGTTGGGATAGGTACAGTAAATCCAAGTGAGCGTTTCACTGTGTATAACAGTAAGGCTCGACTAGAACACTCATCTGCGGATGCGATGATGGAGTTCAAAACACCCGGTGGTGTTTCCAATATCTACGGTGATGTGACTGGTAATGTTGTAATTGACCCAGTTCTAAATCTCGTAGTGAGAAGCAATGTCGAGGTCTTTGGTGATCTCGAAATTGATGGTAAGATTGATCTTGGTAACCAAGTAGCTATTGGTTTAGCGGGTGAGGATGCGAATACATCCATTCACGTAAACGGTGGTATTATCACAAACTCTGATCAAGTTGCATGTAAGAGGTACTCTAATACCTTTTCAATCCAAACGGGTAGTGGTCAAGATGTGCAACTAAACTTTGGACCCGAAACATTCTACGCTAAGATTATCGCTCAATTGAGAGAGGAAAGTGATGTTCACAACGTAAGTAGTATGATACTCGAAGTCCAGGGAGGTACACACAACGGAACAGCCCCGAGTGTTGACATAGCCATAGGTACTAAAAATATGTTCAGTGGTCTGAACTTGTATCCATGGAGTCCCACTGTGGTGACAGGGAAACGCTCAGTACAGATCGCACCAAACATAGCTGACGGGAAATTTTATCCGAGTGGTGTGGCGACCGGCCAAACCGGTAGAAACTACACATATGATATTTTCGTGGAAGTTGTATCTGGGGTTGGTGGGTCTCTAAAAACGATTACACACAAAGGTTTCACTACACCAGACCTGGACAGNGGTGCGGGTGGTAATACGAATATGGGTGGTACAGGTTTCGGGTACACATATTAAATTTACTACAAGGGAAAACCCTGCGGTAGATAAAAAAGTAATTATGCCCTGATGGAATCAGAGACGGCTAGAGCAATCACGCCGACAATGAAAGCCATGACGACATAATTGAGTTCAGTTTCTTCACGGCCAATCGTTGGTTTATCTTCCTCGACTTCGAGTTCCACGACTGGCTTTTGCTGTTTGACTGGAGGATTCAGTTCCTCCAGTGGACAGTATGCTATCATTTATATATATTTAGAGATTAATTTCAGTCTTCTTCTTTCGTCTCGTCTTTTTGGGTTTAGAAGAGTTGACATTTACCTGTCGAACCTCACCACCCGTCGAGTCACCCGAAACGGATATGATATCGGAAACATCATCGTCATCCTCTTCTTGAATGGTACCTGGCATTCCCATGTTGGTGTTCATGGGAGGTGGGGGTGGCATAGAAATTCCACCCATGAGGCTGGAAATATCAAGTCCGGGACCCTTCATCTCATATTGACCAGTGCCACCGACGGGTGCATCGACTGCTGGGCCATCAGTATTCCGCGTAGTGTTCTGAACAGCGCTCATCATACTCTTGATGAGATCTGGGTTTTGCTTCATGACATCGTTCATATTGGGCATCACCGATTTGAACATTGAATTGGTAAGATGGAACATCATAGCGGATCCACCGAGCATCATAATCAGCTTGACCTCTGGGGCGATATTCACCTTGGATCTGTACTTCACATAGAGTTCCTCAAATACTCCATCATAGTCATCCACATTTTCCATCACAGACTCGGACCAACCCTCTAACTGAATCTCAAAGGGGTTATACCTCTTGTTCAGGAACTCAAGACCAGTTACACAGGCGACGAGCATTCGCCTAGAAAAACGGACAGACTGCTCAACATCTATACTGTACGTAATCCTCTTCACTTCGGAACGAAGTTCATCAACATTTGAATAGGCATTCAAACGCTTGTTCACAGCGAACCCCTTCTTCTCTAACCGACCAAGCTTATTAATCAAATCCGCCTTCTCTTCATCGATGGAACCATAACCCTTCGAAGGTTGTTCATCCTGCTGACCAGAACCCATATTCATATCATCATCAAAAAAGGTTGGTTCATCTTCACCATAGTCAATCTCCTCATCGTCACCTGGTGGGGGAGGAGCATTCTGCTTATTGGGATTCGCGAAAGCATCCATCGCTTCTTGCTGCATCTGGGGTGCAGGTCTGGACATATGGTTCATGGGTCGTGGAACACGCTGAGGGCGAGGAGCAGATATTTCAATCTCATCCATCAGGGCCTGTTCATCTGCATCTAGTTTCATCACATTTGGGGATCCTCGATCGATTACAATTTCTTCGTCCATCTACTCTCTATATGGAAACTAAAAAAATACCTTTAACGCAGTTTAGAAAAAATATATTGGTCTATTATAAATGTTTAAGCTTAACCAGCAGAACCGCAACGCTCTCATGTCCATCGCCATTTTATTGGTGATCATTTTTGCCCTGAGTGCCAACAAGAATATCAGCAACTACCAGCCCATGCCTATTATTATCAAGACTGTGAATGAAAAGTCCATGTTTGATCTCGAGAACAAGATTGAATGTGCCCCCGGTCAAGGTAAGGAAGGAAGTGCTTACACTACAGGCCTCACCCCAGGTGGTGTTTGTGGTGCTCAACAGCTTGTCGGTGAACACGCTGGGTACGCCATCGAAGATGGAATTGGTGGATCTTTAATCTAAGCTAACTATAAATGGCGACCCCAGATCTCAACTATGAATATCACACCATCACGATTGATTCGATTGGTCAAAGTAGTGCGAACACCTTCACATGTTACCTTCAACAACCACTGAAAAATGTTGTTCAGGCTAAGTTATTGGGTGCTCGTATTCGAACAACTACCGCCACAGAACACTGTTATGTCTCGATAGATGAACTCGATTCTATTTTTTCTGATCGCGCCTCTAATGTACTCACTGGTCAGGCTTCTATGAGCGTTCTTAGGGGTTCATTTGCTAGTATCGTCTCTGACTCTTCTTCTGTAGTCAAATTTAAAGACGAGTATCCTATTTTCACTCAGTACATAGACCCCATTCGCCGTTTAGATCGATTCACCGTTACAATTCGTAATCAGGATGGTAATACGATCACCCGTGCGACCGCCTCGGATAAAAATGTTTTAGTCCTCCGATTCATGTGTAGGAAAAGTAATATGTAATTTTCTCCCGTTAAAGTAGTAAACGATGTCAGCTGGTATCACTCAACTTATTGCCGTTGGTGCCCAGGATGAATTTATCATGGGTAAGCCTGAGATATCGTTTTTTAGTTCAGTCTTTAAACGACACTCCAATTTTTCACAATCCATCGAAAAACAAACGATCCATGGAAGTGTGAAAAGTAATTCTATGTCAAGTGTCCAGTTCGAAAGAACTGGTGATCTTCTCAGTTATGTCTATCTGACGATGGATGATAATACACAAGCTCTCGATTCACAAAGGTGGGATAACATCATCGAGAAAGTGGAGCTTCTGATCGGGGGATCTGTCATTGACACACAAGATTCTGTATTTACCGAAAATATTGCTGTAGATACATTCGCACAAAACGTATCTAGAAGTGCCCAAGGTACACACCCGGGTATCTCCGCTAGGTCATTTTTTTACCCTCTTAGGTTTTTTTTCTGTGAAACGCCACAATCTGCCCTCCCTCTGGTAGCCCTCAATTACCATAATATAGAGCTCCGCATTTATTGGGGACCGGATGTTACTAACAAAAATATAGAACTGTTTGCGAACTACATTTATTTGGATAATGAAGAGCGTGGAAACATAGCTTCTCGTAAACACGATATGTTAATCACACAAGTTCAAAAGAACATTGGGTCTGGGACAACTCTTCAAGAACTCACATTTAACCACCCTGTAAAGTACATAGCGTCTTCTAATACCACAACAAATAGCGCCCTCACTTCACCGACGAATAGGGTGAAACTCAGTATTAACGGTATGGATGTTGGAAATTATAGGTGGGGTAAACCACATTTCATAGATGTGACACACTATTACCATACTAACTTCGTGGCCTCCCCCGATTTTTTCTTGTATCCGTTTTGCCTGTCCACGAGTTCCCATCAGCCCACTGGTACGCTAAATTTTAGTCGATTGAGTTCAGCTAAACTCGTGAGTGAAACCATGAACATCGTAGACCCCTTATATGCAGTAAACTATAATATCTTACGTATTGAGAATGGTATGGCGGGACTTCTTTACGCAAATTAAAATACCATTCTATATTAAATGGTCAAGAATTTGCCGACGGTCGAACGCTCGACTAAAATCAGGTTCGGTAAAAATTGTACCAATGACCAGGCAGAAAACACGATTGTGTTTAATGCGAGTGAAGAGGAAATTGACACACCTTTTACGGATTCTGTATACATAACACCTCTACGTTTACGTACGGATCTATCAGATAGAAACATTAGTGTANTGGCGTACAATCAAGTCACAAAGGAAATGATGGACTCTGGTGCGATCGCCGAAGATATTCTTAATTTTACACTCGAAGCGGCTGTGATTAATGGAAATGTTACCGCAAATACACTTTCTTTTAATAATGTGGTCACCTCCGCCACAACACTTTCGAATGTGGGTATTGCAAACGCCGCACCCACAGATACACTTTCAGTGGGTTCTAAAGTATTTGTAAATCAAACCGCATCTAATACAGTGCGAATTTTAGGGAGTACATATATCCAAAATAGTTTGGTGGTCGATGGAGATGCAACATTTAATGGACTGGTCACAACTTTACATTCCAATAATACTGTGATACGAGATGCGATATTGGAAATTGGTAAAGATAATGTAGTAGGGGATGCGTCACTTGATCTTGGTTTTATCATGACT